TGCTTCATAAGCAATATACACTTGAGAAGTTTAAGGAAGGATATACGGGTAAAAACTTCGTGGTTGAAGAACCAAAGTTTGAGTTTGCTAAACCCGTCTTCAAAAAGAAACTGGACTTACCCAAGGCATCAGAGAATCCTGCTGCCAGAGAATATCTGGAAAAGAGGAAACTGAATCCTGAAAAGTTTTATTATGCTGACAAATTCAAGGAGTGGGTGAATACTCAAAAGCATACTTTCAGCGACATTCGTAAAGATGAGTGTCGCATTATTATACCAATGTATGATAGTGAAAGTAATCTCATCGGTTTTCAGGGAAGAGCACTAGGTCCAAACCCTGTTAAATATATCACTGTGATGCTTTCTGATGACGCACCAAAAATCTATGGGATGGAGAAAATTGATTCTACGAAACCCATTTACATCGTTGAAGGACCCTTCGATTCCACATTTATACAAAATGCTGTTGCTATGTGTGGGTCCGACCTTGATATTAGGTCGTTTGGTTGGTGCGATTATATTTACGTTTTTGATAACGAACCACGTAATCGAGAAATCGTCAACCGAATATCAAAAACCATCGACAGAGGCGACAAAGTAGTGATTTGGCCCATAACTATTCAGCACAAGGATATTAATGACTGTGTGCTTGCTGGACTTAATGTTATGGATGTGTTAAAATCAAATATCTACTCTGGTTTAGAAGCAAAAATCAAGTTTAACAATTGGAAGAAAATATGAGTAACGGAACACAAGTCGTTAAAAGAAATGGTGCTACTGAAGTATTGGAGTTGAATAAACTTCATGTAATGGTAGAAGAGGCATGTAAGGACCTTGCAGGGGTCTCTGCGAGTCAAGTTGAGATGCAATCTGGTATTCAATTCTATGATGGCATTACAACGGCAGAGATTCAGGAGATTCTGATTCGGTCTGCTTCTGATCTAATTGACCTGGATCATCCTAATTATCAATTCGTCGCAGCACGTTTGCTTCTGTTTGCGATTCGTAAACAGATCTTTGGTCGTATGCATGAGGCACCAACTGTCAAACAACATGTGGATGAATGTATCAAAAAAGGAGTTTACGATGCGGAAATTGTGGACCTCTATACTGATGAAGAGTTTGAGAAACTTGAGTCTTTTATTGATCATGGTCGTGACTACTTGTTCACTTATGCAGGTCTACGTCAGGTCGTTGATAAGTACCTCGTGCAAGATAGAAGCACTGGTGCCTTATATGAAACGCCACAATTTATGTACCTTTTGATTGCGGCAACTATTTTCTCCAAGTATCCTAAGGAAACCCGTCTAGACTACGTTAAGAGGTATTATGACGCAATCTCCAAACACAAGATCAACATTCCAACCCCCATCATGGCAGGAGTGCGAACGCCACTTAGACAATACGCTAGTTGTGTTCTGGTTGATGTTGATGACACCCTCGATAGTATCTTTACTAGCGATATGGCTATTGGCAGATATGTTGCACAAAGGGCGGGTATCGGTATCAACGCAGGTCGAATCCGTGGCATCAACGCTAAAATCAGAGGCGGAGAAGTGCAGCACACAGGTGTTGTTCCATTCCTCAAGAAGTTTGAAGCGACTGTCCGATGCTGTACTCAGAATGGCATTAGAGGTGGATCAGCTACGGTTCACTTCCCCATTTGGCACCAAGAAATCGAAGACATCTTAGTATTGAAAAATAATAAGGGAACTGAGGACAATCGTGTTCGTAAGTTAGACTACAGTATCCAAATCAGCAAACTCTTCTATGAACGATTCATTCAAAACGGAGAAGTCTCACTCTTCTCTCCACACGACGTTCCTGGTTTGTATGATGCTTTTGGCACTGATCGATTTGACGAGTTATATGTATCTTATGAACGAGATACATCTATTCCAAGAAAAACTATCGGCGCTCAAGAACTCTTTCTGAATCTTCTGAAAGAGAGGGCAGAGACTGGTCGTATTTACATTATGAATATTGACCATTGTAACTCCCATTCTTCTTTCCTTGATAAGGTTGAGATGAGTAACCTCTGCCAAGAAATAACTTTGCCAACTAAACCACTTCAACATATTGATGATACTGATGGTGAAATTGCTCTTTGTATTCTTAGTGCTATTAATGTTGGTAAAATTAAGACTAATGAGGATCTTGAAAGTCTTTGTGATCTTGCTGTTAGGAGTCTTGATGAACTCATTGATTTCCAAGGATATCCCGTCAGAGCAGCAGAAATCGCCACCAGAGCACGTCGTTCTCTTGGAGTAGGATATATTGGTCTCGCACATTATCTTGCTAAGCATGGGGAGCATTATGACGATCCTGGTGCCTGGAAACTGGTTCATGACTTGACTGAGGCATTTCAGTATTATCTGATTCAGGCAACAGTCAATCTTGCGAAAGAGAAAGGTGCCTGTGAGTATTCACATCGCACTAAGTATTCTCAGGGAATTCTTCCGATTGATACATACAAAAAGGACGTTGATGAAATCGTCCCTAATGAATTGAAGTATGATTGGGAAAGTCTTAGAGCACAGGTTAAGCAGTATGGGGTTAGAAACTCAACACTGTCCGCACAGATGCCATCGGAGAGCAGTTCCGTTGTGTCAAACGCAACCAATGGAATCGAACCTCCTCGTGGATACCTGTCCGTTAAGAAGTCGAAAAAAGGACCTCTTAAGCAGATTGTCCCACAATATCAAACTCTCAAGAACAACTATACGCTTCTTTGGGATATGCCTAGCAACCGTGGTTATATCAACATTGTTGCTGTGATGCAAAAGTTCTTTGACCAAGCAATTTCTGGAAACTGGTCTTATAATCCTGAAAACTATCCAGATAATGAAGTCCCAACTTCAGTAATGGCACAAGATCTTTTGATGACTTACAAAATGGGTTGGAAAACAAGTTATTATCAAAACACCAATGATATGAAGAATGATGAAATACTTGAAGATAAAAAAGAAAAACTTGAATCTCTTCTTAATGATATTATGAGTAATGATGAATCTTCTTGTGATAGTTGCACAATTTAGTTTCGTTAAATATAACAGTTGAGTTAGTTTAGTAAGAAAAAAATCATGACATTTAGTTTCAAAAAAAATTCAGAGGAGAAACCAATGGTCGAATCAATGACCGTTTTTAATTCTCAAGAAGTAGACACCAAAAAGCAACCCATGTTTTTTGGCCAACCATTAGGAATTCAAAGATATGATTCTTACAAATATCCAGTTTTCGATAAACTAACAACTCAACAACTAGGTTACTTCTGGAGACCTGAAGAGGTCTCGCTTCAAAAAGACAGAGGAGATTATCAATCTCTTCGTCCAGAACAAAAACATATTTTTACCAGCAACCTGAAGTATCAGGTTATGTTAGATTCCGTTCAAGGAAGAGGTCCTGGTATGGCGTTCGCGCCTTACTGCTCTCTTCCCGAACTGGAAGCGTGTATGAAGGTGTGGGAGTTTATGGAGATGATTCATTCTCGCTCATACACTTATATCATCAAAAACGTATATTCAGACCCATCTGAAGTTTTTGATACTATTCTCAGAGATGATAGAATTTTAGAACGTGCCGTGAGTGTCACTCAGGCATATAATGATTTCATCAATAGTGCTCAGCATTATGGTACATCTAATGAATGGGTTCACGCATTAGAACAAGTTCCATACGCACAAGAGGCAAGATATGAACTTAAACGAAAACTGTTCAGAGCAGTTGCAAATGTTAATATTCTTGAAGGTATTCGCTTTTATGTCAGTTTTGCTTGCAGTTTTGCATTTGGCGAACTCAAGCTTATGGAAGGAAGTGCAAAAATCATCTCACTAATTGCTAGAGATGAGAATCAGCATCTGGTTATCACTCAAAACATTATGAATAAGTGGAAAGAAGGTGATGACCCTGAGATGGCACGAATTGCTAAAGAAGAGGAGCAATGGGTTTATAAGACCTTTGAAAACGCTGTAAACCAGGAAAAACTTTGGGCAGAATATCTGTTTAAAGACGGATCTATGATTGGTCTCAATGACAAATTGCTACAGCAGTATGTCGAATGGATTGCCAATCGTAGAATGAAGGCAATTGGTCTGAAACCACTTTATGACATTTCTGCGAAGAATAATCCACTTCCCTGGACTTCTCATTGGATTGAATCAAAAGGATTGCAAGTCGCACCCCAGGAAACGGAACAAGAGACATATTTGATTGGTGGAATTAAGCATGATATGAAGTCTGATACTTTTTCTGGATTTCAGTTATGAATTATTATGTTTATGTTTATTTGAGGGAGGATGGGACCCCTTACTATGTTGGTAAGGGGAAGGATAATAGGTGGAAACAAAAATCCCATAGTGTAGAGGTTCCACCTCCAGAAAGAGTTATTTTTCCATTACAAAATGTTGATGAAGAAACTGCATTAAATGAAGAAATTAATTTAATTTCTAAATGGGGCAGATTAAACAATAAAACTGGAATTCTAGAAAATAAAACTGATGGTGGAGATAAGCCACCAAAACAATATAAAAATTTATACACTCCCTATGAAAGAACTCCAGAAATAAGAGAAAAGTGTTCTAAATCATCTCATAGAAAAGGAAGACCTGGAAAACAAACTCCAGAAGAAATTGAAAGAAAGCGTGAATCAATGAGAAAAGTTTGGGCAGAAGGAAAAAGAAAAAAACTTCCTAGAGATTGTAATGGTAGATTTATAAAAAATGAATCCTAAAATACTCAAAGATGATTCCAACTATGATGAATGGTGTGAGCAGGAAATCCTGAACGCATACCGAGAAGCAGCAGAATCCGATGAGTTTCTGTTTGGTGATTACGATTTCAAGAAAGAATGGTTAGAGGGTCGTTAAGACCCTCTTTTTTTATAAATAAAATTATAGAAAAAACCAAAAAGAAAAAAATGTCTAGAATTACTGGAAGTGACGCACAGGGATTGATGGAAGCATATGCTGCTGTTTATGCTCCACAAGAAATCACCGAAGAGCAAATTTGGGAAGAAGTTGAAGTATGGGTAAATTCACTTGTAGAAGAAGGTTATGACCTGAGTGAGTATACTTGGGAAGATATGTATGAGGAGTATCTGAAAGAATATACAAGACAAGCAGATAGACCAGGACAGACCCCTGCAGAAGCAAAAGCCGCTGAGAAAGCTGCTAAAGAGAGAGGAGCATCTGCTGCAAGGGCATATCAAGCAAAGGCGGATGCTTATAAACCAGGTGGTTTAGTTGGTGGTGTAAAAGATCTTTTAAGAGCTCTGCCAAAAGGTCAAGGAAAAATGGATAGTGATCTTGGAAAGCCAGATTCGACCGTTAAACCTACCACAGCAAAACCAACACAATCTGCATTGGCAGGTAAAGTAAGTTACAATGATCCAAAGAAGTTGAGTGCTGATGCTGCCAAAGATTTAAAAAATAGATATCCACAAAATTTTAGAAATAGTAGTGGAGGCGACGGTGGCAATGGTCGTGGAGGATCTTCCCAACCACCAACTGCTAAGCAAAAGCCAACATTTACGCCACAGAGTGGTAATAAGGCAAAGGACATGGCAACTTGGGCAAAAGCGAATCCAACTCTTGCCGCTAAAGTTACCCCCGCAGGCACTCAAAAAGGTACTGGACAAAGCACCATGGCAAAGCAGGCTGCAGAATTACGTGCTATAAGACCATCTCAAGCACCTGCTGCAGCATCTAGCACCTCTCCTGCTGCTTCAGGAAGCGTTGCTCCTGCCACTTCTAAACTTGCAGCAACTCCAAAACCAACCCCAGTAGCACCTAACAGAGCAACTGGGTCTAAGAAGCCAGGAAGTGCCTTTGAGCAGTTTGATGCTTATGATGTAGTTCTTGAGTATCTCTTGGATAACGGGCACGCAGACACCGTAGACGAGGCACATTATGTAATGATGGAAATGGATGGTGAGACCATTGCAGACATCTTTGAAGGTAGAAGAACAAGTCTAAGTGCTCTCTCAAGAGAATCACAACAGCGTAAAGCAGATAAAGAAAGAGGAAGACCAGAAACTAAGGCGGAAATACATGGCAGATTGATGCTAGGAAAATTCCGTCCAAGTGCTTCACCAGAAGAGAGGGCTGAAGGTGGTCGTGAGAGACTTAAGGATAGAGGAAAGGTTCCTAAGAAAGGTGGTAAGGATATGTTTGAGCAAGTCCTTGAGCACCTAATTTCTGAAGGTTATGCTGAAACTGAAGAGGCAGCAATTGAAATTATTGCAAATATGAGTGAAGAGTGGAAGCAGAGTATTGTTGAGCAATCTGCTATTGCTTCAAGAGCTGCTGCGGTTGTAGATGACCAAAGAAGAGGTTCTCATGGTATGGCGCATGACCAAAAAATGACTGGCGATTCTATTAAAAAGTTAAATAGATATAAGGGTCCTAGAGTCACTCCTGGATTGCCAGGAGCTTGATATAAAACTCACATAACTCTAAGCACCCTCTTGACAGGGTGCTTTTTTATTGCTAGACTACCTTTGTCCCGGTTGAAGGATAAATAATAGCTCTAAGATACTATAAGATGAGCTATGAGAATCCTTGGAGATATAATGACCAAGTGTTTGACTCTGATGATATTGGGGACTACTTTGGGTTTGTTTATCTCATTACCAATCAGTCAAACCAACGAAAATACATTGGTAGAAAATATTTTTGGTCCTTTAGAAAGCCACCAGGCAAAAAAAGAAAAGTAAAACAAGAATCAGATTGGAAGAGATACTATGGTTCTTGTTTTGAATTGAAAGAAGATGTAAAGAAATATGGTAAAGAGACCTTCAGTAGAGTCATTCTAAGTCTTCATACTGCAAAAATGGATTGTAACTATGAGGAAACAAGGCAACTTTTTCTAAATAATGTGTTGAAAGAATCACTTGACGATGGAGTGCCTATGTATTATAATCAAAATATACTCGGCAGATATTTGAAAAAAGATTATGGTAACTTTGGAACAGACTCTTCGGGAGTCACATGATTGGGCAATTGATAGAATTCATGAATTGTCTGATATTGACATCGAAGCAGCACACGCAATTCAATCAGAATTTTGTGAATGGTTGAATCCTGATATTGAAGAGCATGATATTTTTTCACTAGAATACATAGGAGACTAAAAAATGCAAATCGATCTCCATAATTTTTTCAAATACTTTGACGAAAAAAATCCAAAGCACGTTGCTGCAGTAGAACAATTTGAAAAAGACCTTCTTGCAAAAGCAAATGATCTGATGCAAGATGAATCAAATTGGGTTAGGATTTTTAGAACAAAGGTAGAAGCACCAGAACCAAAAGGAATACTATTGGATGTTCGGTGGTTTCCACAAACTGATAACTACGCACTTCCAGACTCCACTTGCAACTCATCTGCTTGTGCAATGTTCCTTGAGTTTATGAAACCTGGATCTCTATCATCAGGTGCAAAAGGTGATGATGCTTATTTGAGAAAGGTTCTGGCATTAGGAAAATCTACAGACCATTCGGTTCAAACAAGAGTATTGGAGTCTTATGGCGTCAAATCTACATTCAGGTATGACTTGGGTTTTGATGATTTGGACAGAGAACTTAAATCTGGACGCCCTGTGGTTATTGGTATTTTACATCGTGGTCCAGAATCTGCTCCTACTGGTTCAGGTCATATGATTTGCATAATCGGCAAAACTGAATCTGGTGATTATTATGCTCACGACCCTTATGGAAATCTTTATGAAAATTATGTAACTCCAGTAGAAAATGGAAGAAGAGTAGTCTATAGGAAGTCTACTCTAGAAAAACGTTGGACTATTAAACATCCTAAGGACGGTTGGGGTAGAATTTATTTGCATAAATAGGAGTGTCTGTTGAACCCGCAATTTCTACAGATAAGATTAGGTGCTCTTTGGAGTACCTTTTCTAATATAAACTCTTATAAATAGTAATGCGGGTTTAATAGAACGGAAAAAAAATGGACCAAGATTCTTGGAATTCATATTTGTATCAGATTATTTTTGAAACTGGACATTGGTATGGTGGTGTCTCTACAAGAAAAGGTAATGATCCAGTCAATGATGGTTATTTTGGATCACCTATAACGCATAAAAATTATTGGAAAACTATTTCATATAGAAAGCAAGTCGTTGCATTATTGTTTTTAGATAACCCAACTTTAGAAATGTATGAATATGAAAAAAACTATTTGGAGAATAGAAATTGGAAAAATGATGCATTATGTTTAAATGAACATTGTGGTGGAGGATTTGGAAACGTTGCTTGTTCCAATGGTGGTAAGATTGGGGGAAAAATTCAAGTTAAATTAAAACTGGGAATACATAAATTTTCTAATGCTGAAAGATCTGAGATTGCTAAAAATAACTGGAAAAACAAAAGTTTAAATGATAAAATAGTACAAATAGATAGACTTAGAAATTCATATGAAATTCTTACTGATGAGCAAAAAAATAAAATAAAAAATAATGCGAGGATAAGAGGAAAACAAAAATGGAATTTATTATCAGAGACTGAAAAAAAAATTAAAGTAGAATTGTTGAGACAATCATTTGAAAATAATAGACCTGAATTGTGGGAAGTAATCTCTCCAGATTCTGTTTGTTATATTGTTAAAAATCTTTCGAAATTTTGTAAAGAAAATGATTTACTTGTACCTTTAATGAATAAGGTATCAAAGGGGTTGCGAAAATCTCATAAAGGTTGGAAATGTCGTAAATTAACTAAATATGAGTATGCATAAGAGGTTATAATATGAGCATTAAATTCTTAGATGCTGTAAAGTATCATCAAGATCTTCAGCACCAGATTGATGCCTGGCAATTTCTTCAGGCATCAGTTCATAAAGAAATTCTTGATGAGTTTGCGAGAAGGTATCGTAATGAAAAAGTAGAACCAACTCTAGAGGGACTTCCAATTCCTGGGGTAGAGTTAATTAAAGAGTTTGAAGGTTGCCATCTAAAAGCATATTATGATCCTTTGACTGGTGGACTTCCCATTACGATTGGTTGGGGTAGCACTCGCAGGAAAGATGGCACTCGTTTTATGATTGGAAATAAAATCACACAAGACGAAGCAGATGACCTTCTTTATTATCAACTGAGAAAAGAGTTTCTCCCACCACTTCAAAACATTCCTTATTGGAATGAGATGAATGAAAACCAGCAAGGTGCTCTCCTATCTTTTGCTTATAATCTTGGAGCACGATTTTATGGGTCTGATGGTTTCAATACCATAACTAGAGTATTGAAAAATAAAGAATGGGACAAAGTTCCTGATGCTCTTTATCTCTATCATAATCCAGGCACATCAGTAGCAGCAGGATTGCAGAGAAGAAGAATTGCTGAAGGTAAACTCTGGATGGAAGGACTTAAAAAACTGAATAAATAAAAGTGCCTGTAGGTCGCATTAAAAGATGTTATAAAAGTTGAAAAACTTGATTAATTTGTATCTTCTATTCTAGTTTTGAGTGCAATTATAGTCGTCATTAGTGTGATGAGTGTTTCAAATCCTCTTCTTTCAGATTCTTTGCAATCTGTTGGGGGAGGATTTTTTAGTCCTCCTAAAAGATTTGCATGATTTGTTGTACCTGGAATCATAAAATTGCAAGCAACAAAATTTAATCCAACAAAACTAATTATAGAAACACATATAACAAAGATCAGTTTATTCAGTAATGAACCATGCTTTTTTCCTACCTCTTTTGGCAGGTCTTCTGATGAACTTGGTGATTTCTGGAAACTGTCTTTTTGGTTGAGGTCTTCTTCCTTCATTGAAAACTCCTTCGTTGGTAATGAGTCTTATAACCAGTAATCCAAGAAGAAGTAATTTTTTCATTTTACATGTAAGGTTTTGCTATACCTTTGTTCAACATTTTTTCATTTACTGTGACTGCTTCTCCTAGGAGATGAAGACTTCCAAGCATTCTGCCATATTTATCTTCTTTGGTTGTTTCTATAATCCATTGACCTTCTTTAGAAAGTTCTTTTTCCAACCAAAGTCTTGCTTCTATTCCTTTCTTTTTTTCTTCTAAGTTTGATGTTCTTGTTTCCGGCGCATTAATATCTTTTAGACGAATTCTATGAGATACTGTAATATTAAATCCCAAATCAATGTCTAAATCAACAGTATCTCCATCAATTATCCTGGTGATTTTTTTGATCCTGTACTGATACATTTAACTCATCATTTGCCATCTTAAGTATGTAGTAAATTATCCACAGAGTTCCTGCTAATCCAATACCTAACATAATGATGACACTCCAAACCACACCATTCATTTTTATCTCCCCTCTTGTTGATGTATCCAGGCTTTTAATTCTGTAAGATATACTCTTAATGCTTCTGCTTTTTCTAAATGCCAAATATTACCACTCTTGAAGTATTCTTGAGTGTGATTATCGATTGCTTTGAGGATATTATGTATCGGTGCGTTCCACGGTTCTCTTTTGGGAGTGTTCCACTCTCGTGGCATTTGTAGTAGTTACATACTTATTATTTATCTGTGCCACTTCAAAAATTGGACTACTTGACAAATCCTAAATATTAACTTATTATGTAAAAATCCCTGTTATGAGCAGGGTCTTTTTTTATGAGATATTGACTGTGATTAGAGCCGTGGAAGGTGCCCTTTGAGAAAAGGGTATACCCCCCTTCTATACGGATGTAGAGTTCAATTAAATTTAGTGCAAAATTTCTTTACTGTAGCCCTGCCCCTTCTGGCAACGGTTACAACCAGTACGGCATCACTGCCATTCGTCAACTACAAGATGCAAGGTCCGCCTCCTCCAGTTCCTGGACAAGCACCTTTCTCAGTTATTAAAGAGTTTGACCTTGTAGATGAAAAGAAGACAGCAATCCGCGAGGTTGCTCCCGCAAAGCCAAAAGAGAAAAGGCTAATTTGTAAAGGGTGTAATGAATACGAAAATAAGACCCTGAGTTTTCTTCAGGATCGTGGTATTAAAGACAAGTATGCCCTTGCCACCGTCATGGGTAATATTCGACAAGAATCTACATTTGTTCCGAATATTTGTGAAGGTGGTGCTAGAACCTCTTATAGGGGTTGTAGAAGTGGTGGATTTGGAATTATTCAGTGGACTTCATCAAATCGTTATCATGGATTAGGTGATTTTGCTGCTCGTTATGGTGGAAACCCTTCTACAATTGACACACAACTTCGGTATATGATTCATGAGACTCAATGGAAAGATATCGAGCATAAACTCAAGCAACCTGGAAACTCGATTCATCACTATATGAGACTCGCACATAATTGGTTGGGGTGGGGACATCATGGTGCCCGCACTTCGTATGCCTATGATTATGCCAACCGACTGATTTTGACTGAAGTTTGATATATAAGGGGAGTGCTGCTTACTCCCCTTTCTTATGTTTAATTTTAACTTTGGAAAGAAACCAAATAAAAAGAAACTTATTATAGTAGGAATTATATTATCAACTCTTATCGCAGCACTCTCACAATGTAGTAAGATAACAGAAAATGGACTTTGGGACTTATTGGATGAGATTCAAAGAGAATTTTTCCCACAAACTATCATTAATGAAGTTATACTTAAAGATCCTGACAAAATAAATCGCAGGGTAGAAAGAGATGTAACTAGAGCAATAGACCAAGTTACTCCAGAATATGACAGAATTATTCAAGAAGCAGACAAGAAGTATCAACCTAGATACATAGAAGAAAAGAATGATGAGAGTCTGTGTTATACTGATGAATGTAAGGCACTCGCACCACCAATGAGACTTTGTGCTCCATGGCTTGACGACTGCCCTAAGGACTGATATAATACTCTCATAGGCAAAGGGGGTCCAAACCTCTTGTAAGTCCTGCCCCTCCCATGCCTCTCATAGAAGCACAAACAGGGAGGTCTCTTGGGCTCATAGTTAAATGGATATAACCATTGCCTTCTAAGCAATTGTTCTAGGTTCGATTCCTAGTGAGCCTGTTGACTTTTTAACAAAAAAGTCTTATAAATAAAAACACTTAGGTCGAAAACAATGTCTTTCCAAATGTCCACCAAGCAGATTAGTAATCTCGATTGCCGCTATTGGCATATTGAGGGTACTCCCCTGTTTGTGGATATGGAAAGACATATGTAAGATGTAATCCATAAAAGCAAATAAGAAGGGGAGGGAAACAAAAAGTTTCTCTCCCTTTTTTGTTGCTTGTGACACTTCCTCAAGTGTCCACCCACTACCACCCAGAGATTGAAGCGGTGGTATATTACATAAGTCGGTGGGGGAACGAGACCCCAAACTGCCAAGACCACTTTCGGAACTGGCACAAACCACTTTCCCCTCACTGGGTTCTGTGGTATTCTTAAAGGGTGGTTGAGAGACCACCAGCACCTTGACAACTGAATAATTACCACATTATATGGGTCACTAACTCAATTGGTTAGAGTAGCACGCTTTTAACGTGAAAGTTCTGAGTTCGAGTCTCAGGTGACCCATTGCTACTTGCGCTGGAAAGATAAACCAGAATGCCGTAGCAAGACAGAGGCTATGTCCCTGTTATATCCTTATGAGGTATATCACACATAGTCCATATGGGAGGATGTCCGAGTGGTTAATGGAAACGGTCTGTAAAACCGTCGGCTCTGCCTTCGCAGGTTCGAATCCTGCTCCTCCCACCTTGACTCTATAGTGAAGCGGTCATCACGCTACCCTGTCACGGTAGTATCACGGGTTCAAATCCCGTTAGAGTCGTTGCTACGCTGCCTGTGGAGTGCCCCTCCTTGGCGGTTGTAGCATCAAGTTCCTATCGACTAGCGGTTAGGTCACCACCCTTTCAAGGTGGCAGCACGGGTTCGAATCCCGTTAGGAATACCAACGGGGAGTAGCTCAGATGGTAGAGCACGGGATTGAAGATCCTGGTGTCGGTGGTTCAATTCCACCCTCTTCGACTTTGGAAACATAGCTTAGTTGGTAAAGCATTCGACTGATAATCGAAAGACCACTGGTTCGAGTCCAGTTGTTTCCATTGGAAGTGTGGCAGAGAGGTCTAATGCAGTGGATTGCTAATCCGCCGATGTTCTTTAAGGGCATCCGTTGGTTCGAATCCAACCACTTCCGTTGGCAGTATAGCTCAGTCTGGCAGAGCACGGGTCTCATATGCCTATGGTCGATAGTTCAAATCTATCTACTGCCTTGTGTCGTTAGCCTAGTGGTAAGGCATCGGTTTGTGGAACCGACTAGATGGGTTCAATTCCCATACGACACCCCGCCCTTATAGCTCAGTGGTAGAGCAACTCACTAGTAATGAGTAGGTCGTTGGTTCAAATCCAATTGAGGGCTTCTGAGGTCGCCAAGTGGTAAGGCAGCGGGTTTTGGTCCCGCCATTCGTAGGTTCGAATCCTACCCTCAGAACCTATCCGTGTAGCCCAATGGAAGAGGCAATAGACTAAGGATCTATTTGTTGGAGGTTCGATTCCTCTCACGGATACCAAGTTGGGTTGGTGCAATTGGTAGCATCTTGGTCTCCAAAACCAAAGATTAGAGTTCAAGTCTCTAACCCTTCGCCAAGTCCTTTTAGCTCAGTGGAACAGAGCAGTAGGCTACGAACCTATGTGTCGGGAGTTCGAATCTCTCAAAGGACGCTTGACAGATTCTTATGAGTCTGTTACTATATAAAAGTGATAGAGGGTAAGTCCCTGTTATATCCTTATGAGGTATATCACACTTACTCCATCAAATAAGTAGGAAGTGCAAACCCTCTCGCTAGTCCTAGTATTCTGTGGCTGGATGAAGGTAAAGGTGATTCTGTCCGCACATAGAGATCCCTCCTACCATCATTCCAAGTAGCCCGCAAGGTGCGGGAGCAAACTGTTAATTTGTTATAGGTCAGTTCGATTCTGACACTTGGAGCCGCCCCCATAGTTTTAGCAGTTAAAATAATCGCCTTGTACGCGATAGTCGCGGGTGCAAATCCTCGCTGGGGGCTTGACAAATCATAATATTTGTCTTATACTTCTTTCGTCCGTGTGAAGGAATGTGCTGGGAGAGAAATCTCCCATTTTGCGGGTATGGCGTAACAGTAGCGTGAGACCCTTCCAAGGTCTAGGCAGGGGGGCAGCACCCCTTACCCGCTTTTTAATAAACCAAATCTTTTACATCTTTTTCTTACTGCATTATCGCTGACACCCAATATTTTTCCAACTGTAGTCATTGGGTATTTGTTAATAAGATGTTCAAGTTCTTCTTTGCTTATCTCAAATTTTCTTTGATTAATTCCTTTAAGTGTAGATGAGCATTTAAAACACCTCTTTGATTGTTTATGGATTTTTTCTCCACAATCCTCACAAAAATTACTGACTTTGTGTTTTTTACCGGAAAAAGTTTCTGTTTGAGAATGACAATTGGGGCATAATATTCTTAAATTTTCTAAACGATTATCATTATTAATTCCATTAATATGATCTAGTTGTAAAGATAATTTTTTACCATACCATTCTCCTTTATTTCCACAAATACTACATTTATTTTCTAAAATATTTTTTGATAAAAGTTTTTGTTTTAACTTATGACTACCATATCTTGAATTCTCAACCAAAATATCCTCCAAACTATAAGTTCTTTTTTCAAGCAAAGACTTCATATGTCTTTCTTGATTTTTCTTTCTATTCTGTTCTAAAATAGAAATATCAAAACCTTCTTCTTTGATTCTATGATTAAGTGTTTTATGATTTCCATTGTAAGGATCTAAACCAACCTTAATTAAAATATCTACAAAAGAATTCGATGTGTTTAATAATTCTTGAAATTGATCTGCTGGGATATTCCAAATAGGACTTGTTCTTTTTCTTTTCTTCATATCCGAATCCTTAATTATTATCTACCATTATTTATATTATACCATTAATTTAAACACTTGACAAACACAGAGTAATCCCTTATAATGCAAACTGCTCCATAATTCCTGGAGCGTCTAAATAAACCTTGTAGTTGTAATTCTTAACAAACTATATGAAACTCAAACAACTGATGCTCGCACCTGTTGCTCTGGGAATGGTTGCTCCTGTTGCTGCGAATGCCGCAGATCTTAATATGGCAGCAGTCAACCAATATACTTCTCAAGAACAGGTCACGAGTGTCACTCAATTTTCTGATGTCCAACCTACCGATTGGGCATATCAGGCACTTTCGCAACTGGTAGAACGTTATGGTTGCGTTGCTGGTTATCCTAACGGCACCTTCCGTGGTGGTCGTGCTATGACCCGTTATGAGGCAGCAGCACTTCTGAATGCTTGTCTGGATCGTGTGACCGAAGTTACTGACGAACTCAAGCGTCTTGCTAATGAGTTTGCTGCAGAACTCGCTGTTCTGAAAGGTCGTGTTGATGGACTGGAAGCACAAGTTACTGAACTGGAAGCAACTCAGTTCTCTACCACTACCAAACTGCGTGGTGAAGCAAACTTTGTGATTGGTGGTGTTGATAAGTATCAAACCAAGAAAGGTGACATCGCTCATACCGCATTCAACTACGATCTTCGTCTGAATCTTGACACCTCCTTCACTGGTAAAGATTTGTTGAAGACCCGTCTGCGTTCTTCTAACTTCAGTAGCAATCCTTTCGGTTCCAGTTCGTCTATCTTCAAACTTGATAAGGCAGATAACACCACTGGTGATAGTGGTAATGAAGTCGTAATTGACCGTCTGTATTATCAGTTCCCTGCTTTTAATAACAAAGCAACTCTAACTGCTGGTGCTCTGGTTCGTAACACCGAAATGTCTTGGATGCCTACCGCATATAAGTCTGGTATTCTTGACTTCTTTGCTGTTGCTGGCGCTCCTGGTGTTTATAACAAGGCAACTGGTTCTGGTTTCGGCGTCCAGTATGGTAAGAAAGGTCTTGTTGCTGGTGTAAACTATGTGGCACAAAACGGTGCTGATAGTTCTACTGGTGAGTTTGATAAGTCTGGCGCTCTTAACACCCTGGCACAGGTCGGTTATCGTGGTGACAACTATGGTATCGCATTTGGTTATCGTTATGGCACAGAAGGCACTCGTGTTCGTACCTACAATGGTCTGAATGGTGCCTCTGGCACTCTGGTTCCTGGTCAAACCTCTAACGGTTATGCTATCAACGCATACTGGCAACCCACTCAATCTGGTTGGGTTCCCTCTATCTCTGGTGGTTATGGTTGGAATACTGTAAGTGGCACTCCTAGTGCTGCTACCAATAGTCAGTCCTGGTTTGCTGGTCTGACTTGGGATGATGTGTTTGTTGCTGGTAACTCTGCTGGCGTTGCTATCGGTCAGGCTCCTACTGGTGAAAACCTTGAAAAAGCAACGATGCTTGAATTCTTCTACAAGTATCAAGTGTCTGATAACATCAGTGTCACTCCTGCTATCATCTATGGAAGTGACAACCAACGTCTTGTTGGCAACTCCTCCAACTGGGGTGGTGTAATCCAGACTACCTTCAAGTTCTGATAATCTACTCATAAGTTGAGTGAAAGCACCCCATAAAGGGGTGCTTTTTTATTAGGTAATGAAAACCTTAACCAAATCTTAGTGGACTTTAAGGTTATCTTCCAGTATTATTACTTACGAAGTCAATTCACTTCTAAAATTTTTTTATGAAACTGAAACATATTTTTGCTGCTGGTCTAGTTGCTGCTGCTCCTGTTGCTGCTCTTGCTGGACCCACTATTAACGGTGCAGGTGCATCATTCCCTGCTCCAATTTATCAACGATGGTTTGCCGATTATGCACGAACTTCTGGGAATCGGGTTAATTATCAGTCCGTTGGTTCTGGTGCTGGTGTTCGTCAATTCATTGCGGGCACAGTTAACTTCGGAGCAAGTGATGAAGCAATCTCCACAGCAGAAGCATCCAAAGTAAAGCGTGGTGTCGTTCAAATTCCTATGGTAGGTGGGACGATTGCTGTTGCTTACAATAAGAAAGGATGCAATCTGAAACTCACTCAGAAACAAACTGTTGATATTTTTTCTGGACGCATCAATGACTGGAAACAACTTCCTAATTGTGGTAATGGTCCTATTCGGGTTGTCCATCGTTCTGATGGTTCTGGAACCACCTTTGCATTCACTAACTCACTGAAAGCATTTGGTGGTTGGGCACCTGGTGCTGCTAAAACTGTGAAGTGGCCTACTGGTGTTGGTTCAAAAGGTAATGAAGGTGTTGCTGGAACCATTCGTCAAACTCCTGGTGCGATTGGTTATGTTAACACTGGATTTGTGAAAGCAAACAAACTCCAAGCAGCAGCAATCCAAAACAAAGCAGGTAAGTTTGTTCTTCCTACTGCCGCTGCTGGTTCTGCTGCACTGAATGGTATTCAACTGGATGCAAACCTTGCTGGGGAAAATCCAAATCCTGCTGGTGCAACTTCTTATCCTATCTCCACTCTGACTTGGATTCTTGCTTATAAGACTGGTAATGGTGCAAACACTGCTGCTATTCGTGCAGCACTGAATTATGCACTGAGTTCTAAAGCACAATCACTTGCTGATGACCTTGGATATGTTCCTTTGTCTGGTTCTATTCTGAATCGTGCAAGAATTGCCGTTGGTCGTATCGGTAACTGATATACATATGGGGGGTTGACAACAACTCCCCTTTTTAGTATAATAGGAAACGAGTTAGGAGGTTTATGTCTCTTATTTCCCAACGAGATAGGCAACTTGCCATTGACGCACTTACTTGTTATGCTAGAGTTAAAGAAACTTTAGATTGGTCTGAAAAAGATAGAATGGAAGTCAATGCTCTGATTAATTGGATTAAACTAGAGTATTCTAAAAATGAATATTAAATTATGGTATTGTGAATCTATGAATCAATGGCGTTGGACTCTTACTGATAGTTCAAGACCAATTCGTAAACAAGAATCGGGTCAAAGAGAAAATCTTCGTGATGCTATGAATGATGTAGCAAATACTGTAGAATATATGATGAGTCAGTCTTGACTTTTATTGGGCGAATAGCTCAGCGGTAGCAGCTTCCCGTTTACACCGGGACGGTCGGGGGTTCGAATCCCTCTTTGCCCACTTTATAAATACCTAAAAAATATGGTATAATGGAAAAGTTATTCAAACTTCTGTCTGATACGCAGGCAAGTCTTTTTGTTCTTTTTCAAAAAACTTGGGTGTATCACTGGAATGTAACTGGATCTGAATTTTATCAATTTCATACTGTTTTTGGTGAGCAGTATGAGGCAATGTTCGAAGAGATTGATCGTCTCACCGAGCATATGAGATTTCTAAAAATCAAACCAGTTAGCACTCTTAAGAGAATCACAGAAGTTTCGCAAGTTGAAGAAGCAAATAGTTCTTTGGATGCGATGGGAATGGTGAATGATTTAATTAAGTGTAATCAACAAATTGTAGACCTTTTAACACAAGTATCTGACGAAGCAGAAGCACAAAAATCAAAGGGCACTATTAATCTTGTTGATGATTTGAATGAAGCACATGGAAAATTTATTTGGATGTTAAGATCTTTTACTGAATGAGATACAATGGAAAACTTAAGAATCAGATGTCGATCCTGTGGTAAGGAGATAGAAGGGCATCAAACTAAAACTGTGACTTGTGGATGTCCAAATATGGCATCTATTCGTGGAGATAAGATTTCGGCAATTGACTTATCTCAGATAGTTATGTTAAACTCTTATCATACAAAAACAAAATCTGGTGTTCTTACGAATGAAGACCTTGCTTTTCAGGAAGCAAGAAGACAAAGAAAAGTAAGACGATTAGATTTTGAAGTCCGTTGAGGACTTATTTGGAAGGTCAATCCGATTGGCGACGGAACCGCTCTTGAAAAGCGTTGAGGTGTTAAAGCCCTTGGGAGTTCGACTCTCCCACCTTCCGTTACAAATATTACAAAATTTTAGATTTTTTTAATCTATGTTTTTGTATCAAGACAAACTTGACATAGTAGAAATACTCACTAGTATAACTAGTAGTATTCAACTTAAACCCTATGGATCAGCACACCTACGATAATTGGGTGAAGATCAAGGCAACTTTTGAAGCCTCTGGAAACATCGACAATATGTTTTATAAGAGAGCAGTTGAAATAGTCAAAACCCGAAGAGACCCTCTGGCAAAGTTTCTTGGAGATGAAAAGTGATGGAACCTTTTGATGATGATTATGTGACTCATACTGAAGTTCAGGAGATGATCGATGCAGCAATACGACGACACAACCGTAATGCTTCTATCATTAGTATGTGCGTTGGTTGGGTGGTTCTTGCTTTATTTGCTGAGGGACTTTTAAGGTTAGTTGGAGTTATTCCACCATTACTACCATGGCTCAACATTACCCTGAAATAATCGGTATAGTTTTCCTGTTAGTATTTGCTGCCACGATGTTTTATCAAGGCACTTGTATTATGAGAGGTCAAAGAGGATATTCACTCAGAGATTATATGAATCAGGAAAGTGTAAACATGCGTAAAAGAATAGAAGACTTACTTAAGGACAAATGATATCTATCACAGACGAAGACATTCAAGAATTACAAAAAAGAGTTTTACAACAGAAGATAGACGAATTATTTGAAGAGCCATCTACTTACGAGGACGAAGAAGATGAGTAGCACCATTTTCAACGCAATCTGTATTTTTAGTCTCATAGCAATTTTTCTAAATTGGGGACTTCACAATGCCTACCCACAATAAGAAGTATCATTTTGCGATGTCTGCTTTTGTGAGAATTCACGGGCATAGTGTAACTCACAACCACGACATCAAGCAGTTTTGTCTAGAATGGTCTGAGTGGGGTGTAGATGCCCCTCTAGCAGGTTTGAATGAAGTAGACCAATACTTTTACTATGAATATAAGAATTGGAGAGGAAGATGATTTTTCACATTGTAGAAACACTCGCAGCAAGTCCAGTCTGGTTAGGACTTTGTGGAGCAGGATTGACAATTGCTCCGATTATGGGTATAATGCTTATACACCGAAATAAATAAAGGTGTATCGGGGTGTAGCGCAGAGGTAGCGCGTCTGTTTTGGGAACAGAAAGTCGGGGGTTCGATCCCCTCCACCCCGATTGCCAGTTTCTTCACTGGCACACTTGACATAAAACCTCAAGCATTCTATAATATCTGAGTAAACAAAACAAAACAATGTCTCTGATTACAAAATTCAAGAAAGATGTTAGCACTCTGCGTCTTGCTGCTAACGGGGAAATCTACCTTGATGTAAAGAATCCGAAACTTTATAAAAAGGTCCGTCGCTTTTATGAAAATGAAGGTGTCGTGTTTTCTGGTGACCCCCTTGACGATTATGAAATGTTGATTGATTATATCGCTCAAGATCTTGAAACCGTTGAGGTTGCCTGATGAAAGTTGTCAGGAAACCCACTGTGCTTCTTGAGCGTTTTCCTTATCGTTACGTTCAAGTAGGCATTTTGGAAATCAATGGTAAACCTGATTATCGAATTCAAAAAGTAGATTCCTACACTGGTCGATATCGGGATATGTATCTTCTAGATAATGAGATGCAACTTATGACTGCTATTGAGGACCATTCCTACACTTGCTGGTTGGACCCCGATAGAGTCCCTGCTTATGTGAAAGACGATGAAGACACGGATGGTCTATAACAGTACTGGTGGAGTCATCCTCATTATGCCCGTCACGGATGGACGAAAACAGCACTGGTCGGTGAAGGATCCCCTTCAATCCCGAGAGTTTACAATTTCTCTTTAAAAAATTGTTGGTGCGGATGGGGTTACCCCGCCTGGGACTTAGTTATTACCCAGTAAAAATAATAACTTGGCGAGCCTGCATAAACTGAGTAAAGGAGAGTTGCATAAACTCTCCTTTTTTGGTATAATTCTATGATAACAATCTATTGTTTATGAAATTACATTTAACTTACTTTGGAGATAATAACTTTTCTTTAGGTAAGAATAGAATCAGAAAGCAAGCAGAAAACTTTGGAGTCTTTGAAACGATTCAGGAGTTTGGAGAATCTGACTTGGAGGATAATCTATTTTGGGAGCAATATGCAAAACCAATGATGAGTCCTCGTATAGGAATGCCTAGAAGATATTATGGATATTATGCCTGTAAACCTTACTTTATTCTCAAAGCACTAGAAAATATTCCTGAAGATGATGTGCTTCTTTATGTGGATTCTGGTTGTGAGTTGAATAAAAACGGTCTAGAGAAACTGAAACAATATTATGAAGAGTGTCTTGAAACCGAGGGAGTCTTCTTTACTTTAGATCTTCCAGAAATTCAGTGGACAAAGATGGATACCTATCGCCACATTGTTGGAGATAATGATGAATACCTAATGACCCGACAAGTTATTTCTGGTATCTTTTTCCTGAAGAATACATCTATGATTCGTGGATTAGTTCAGAAATGGACTGATGTTTGTGTTAAAGATGGTGGAAGATATCTTGATGATAGTCCTTCAAATCTTCCAAATGATGAAATTTTTAGGGAGAATAGGCATGACCAATCTATTTGGTCTTTGCTTTTAAAGAAAAAGGCAGAAACTCATGACTTTACATTTCATGAGGATGATACTTATGAAACGATTTGGAATGCTGCTGGAGTGTCGGGGGTGCCTGTAGGGCAGAAACAAGCACAAATTTGGAATACCTACGGTAGAGAGTATCCAATCTGGGCAACACGAAATGGTCAAATAGATTTTACAAATTGTGAGGTATGATAGAAAGATTTGATAGACCTTGGGGTTGGTATGAAAATCTCAAAGAAGACTACAGATATAAAGTAAAGAGACTTTATATCTACCCGAATCAAAAAATATCTCTACAATATCACAATCAAAGAGATGAGCATTGGGTTGTAGTATCGGGTGATGGCAATTTAGAATTAAACGAAGAAACTAAAAATGTAAAAGTTGGAGATTATATTTTTGTTCCAGTTTTATCTAAACATCGCATTACTGGAGGAAACAGTGGTATAATGATTATAGAAGTCCAACTCGGAAAAACATGCAATGAAGAAGACATTGTTAGAATTGAAGACGCATACGGAAGGATTTAACTTATGAAAAAAGCATTAATTACAGGAATCACAGGTCAAGATGGGTCGTATCTTGCAGAATTACTACTTGAAAAGGGTTATGAAGTTCATGGCATTGTCAGACGAGCATCCCTTATTAATACTGATCGTATTGACCATATCTATGATTCTATTACTCTCCATTACGGTGACCTTACTGATTCTACCAATCTTGTAAGAATCATTCAGATTGTGCAACCAGATGAAATTTATAATCTTGGTGCTCAAAGTCATGTGAAGGTTTCTTTTGAGATACCTGAATATACTGGACAGGTAGATGCTTTAGGAACACTGCGTATTCTAGAAGCAGTGCGTCTTTTGGGTATGGAAAAGAATGTCCGTATCTATCAAGCATCAACTAGTGAATTATATGGATTAGTGCAGGAGATTCCGCAAAGAGAAACCACACCATTCTATCCTCGCTCGCCCTATGGTTGTGCAAAGATTTATGGATACTGGATTACAAAAAATTACCGAGAGTCTTATGGGATGTATGCCTGCACAGGTATTCTTTTTAATCATGAATCCCCTCGTCGCGGTGAGACATTTGTTACTCGTAAAATCACCCGCGCTCTCTCAAGAATATCTACAGGACAGCAAAAGATTCTTGAGTTGGGAAATTTGAATGCAAAAAGAGACTGGGGGCACGCAAAAGACTTTGTGGAGGCGATGTGGTTGATGTTGCAGCAAGAAACTCCAGATGATTTTGTAATTGCAACTGGAGAGCAATACTCTGTGCGTGAGTTTGTAGAAGAAGCAGCACCTTACTTTGGTATGAAAATTGTCTGGGAAGGTGAAGGTTTGAATGAAGTTGGTATTGATAAAAATACTGGAAAAACGATTGTCAGAGTCAACCCTAAATATTTCCGACCTGCTGAAGTAGAGACTTTGTTAGGTGATGCCACAAAGGCTAAAGAAAAATTAGGTTGGACACCTAAAACTTCTTTCAAACAATTAGTTGAGGATATGTGCATTTATGGACAGTGATTCTAAGATTTTTATTGCAGGGCATAGAGGTCTTGTAGGGTCTGCAATTTCTAGACATCTAACATCTAATGGTTATACAAATCTTTTGACTCGCTCTAGAGCACAATTGGATTTGAGAATTCAAAAAGATGTTGATGAATTCTTTGCTGTAGAAAGACCTGAATATGTTTTTCTTGGTGCAGCAAAGGTAGGTGGTATTGGTTACAATAAAGCAATTCCTGCAGACTTTATTCGTGAAAATTTGCAGATTCAAACTAATGTAATTGATGCAGCATATCGTAATGGATGTAAGAAGTTGCTCTTCTTAGGATCTGCTTGTATCTATCCGAAACATGCTCCAGTGCCAATCAAAGAGGAGTATTTGATGACTGGACCACTTGAAGAAACAAACATCTCATATTCACTAGCAAAAATTGCTGGATATATGATGTGTAAAAAGTATACAGAGCAGTATGGATTCCCAACTGTATCTGTGATGCCCAATAATCTTTATGGAATCAATGATAATTTCATTCTTGAGCAGTGTCATGTGATTCCAAGTTTTATTAATAAGTTTGTTACCGCAAAAGATTCTGGTGCTGAAAGTGTAGTTTGCTTTGGTGATGGAAGTCCTACTAGAGAGTTTCTCTTCTCTGATGACCTTGCAGATGGTCTTGTTTTTCTGATGAATAATTATGAAGACCCAGAAATTATTAATATTGGTCCTGAAAGAGAAGTAAGTATTAAAGAACTTTCTGAAATCGTTTCAAGACTTGTTGAGTATAATGGTGAATTAATTTGGGATACAAGTAAACCAAATGGCACTCCACGCAGAGCACTTGATACTTCAAAGATGACTTCTTTGGGATGGAAAGCAAAAACTTCTCTTGAAGATGGGCTAAAAACTACTATTGATTGGTTTCTAAAAAATAGGAGTAACTATGTCAGACTATAAGTGGCCACTTATGAAAAACTCTATCTCTCTTTGGGATAGATTTCAACTTGCCAAGTTTGTTTTAACTTCTGATAAATTTACTCAGGGTGAAAATGTTGAGCGATTTGAGAATGAGTGGTCTAAGTGGTTAGGTTGTAGATATTCTTTATTTGTAACTTCTGGAAGCACTGCAAACTTTTTGTTGGTTTCTTCTATCATAGAAAAGTATGGCTTAGAAAGGGGTGACAAAGTATTAGTCCCATCCTGCACTTGGGTTACAAATATTAATCCAATTATTCAACTGGGACTTACTCCAATTTTTTGTGATGTAAATCTTGAAAATTATAGTTTTGATTTAGACAATCTTAAAATTATTTCTGAGTTACATCCTGATATTAAAATGGTATTTGTGACTCATCTGTTAGGAATTCCTGCTGAAATTAAAAAGTATCGCAAAATATTTCCTAATGCTTTGTTTATTGATGATGTTTGTGAGTCGCATGGATGTCTTGATAAGAGTGGAAATAAGATAGGTAAAACCAGTCTTGGTGCTACCTTTAGTTTTTACTTTGGACATCATATGTCAACCGTAGAAGGTGGTATGATTTCTACTGATAGTTGGGAATTATATGACTTAATGAAAATGAAAAGGTCTCATGGACTTGCAAGAGTATCAGATCAGTTTAAGTATTATCAAAACCAAAATCCAGAAATAGAAAAGTCCTTTCTATTTGTAAGTGATGGGTATAATTTTAGAAACACTGAGTTTGGTGCAGTATTGGGATTATCTCAACTCAAGAGATTAGATAAATTTATTGATAATAGGGATAAGACATATGCTAGGTTTGTAGAAATGATGTCCTCTTCAAAGAATAGAGACAATTTTTACCCAATAGTGTATAATGAAGGAAACAGTTGTTTCTGCTTTCCTTTTATTTGTAAAACAAAAGAAATTAAGTCTAAACTTATTTCATTGTTAGATAAGTATAAAATTGAATATAGACCTGTGGTTGGTGGAAATCTTTTAAGACAACCTTATCTTAAAAATTATTCTATCAGTGGAAAGACAGAAAACTTAAATGTAGATATTATCCATGAAAATGGAATCTATATTGGAAACAATCAATTTGTTTCTAACAAAGATATGGACTTACTGGAAACTATTTTAGGAGAATTATGAGCAAGTTTGCTGATTTAATCGATCAATGTATCAAGGAAACTATTGATGAAGTACTTTCGCGTAGAGAACTTCCTGATGTTGAATACATTGAAACAGACAATCTTGGTGAAGTAATTGAGAAACTTTCAATTCTTCACACTCGTATGTGGATGCTTGAGGATGCAATTCAGGAAGCAAAGACAGATACTGAAATTGCTGACCTAAAGCGTAAGATTGATATTTGCTTTAAAGTGAAGCGTCCTCGTCTTGTGCAAGCAGTTAATCTTCTTGTGGATAATGCTATCGCAACAGGAAGAACTCTCCGCGAGGACTCTGTAAAACTTTATAAAGGAGTTGAGTGATATGTCGCTCAAGTACATTCATCATCACTTGGGTCTTGGAGACCATATCATTTGCAATGGTATGGTCCGTCATTTTTGTAAAAAATACGATAATATAGTTCTCTTTTGCTATACACATTACTATGATAATGTAAGTTATATGTATCGTGATCTAAGCAATCTGGAAATCTTTAATTTTGATGTTGAGGAGGATGCTATAAGATTTGTTGAAAACAATAAGACTGTTAAAAATAATCTAATCAAACCTGGATTTGAGAATCTTGATAGTTGTTTGGATAGGATGACTTTTGATGAAGCATTTTATCATCTTGCTGGTCTTGATTTTCAAATTAGATTTGATGAGTTTTACTTTGAGAGAGACTTAGAAAAGGAAGATAAAGTTTGTAGGACTTTGAATCCCAATGATGAAAAATATATTTTCGTTTTGGATGATCCAAAGAGAGGATACAATATTGATATGAGTAAGGTTACAAATGAATATAAGGTAATTCGTAACGATTATCAATTCAAGATGTTTGATTATATTAAATTACTTGAAAATGCTGAAGAGATTCATATGATGCAAACTGGATTTTTGGATATGGTTAACTCCTATAAAATGGATAAATCAAAAATCTACAGGCACAACTATGTTAGAAACTATCCAGAATCAATTCACTCTAAAGGTCTTAATGAGGTAATTGGAATTGACTGAAACTGGATACATATCATATTCTGATTCAAGATTCAACTACCCTTATAAGGGATTTTGTTCTATTGTTTGTGGAATCATTGATATGGCTTTAGAGCATTATGTTATGAATGGTAATTTCAATATCGAAGTAGCAGAAAGTCAAACATTAAATTTGTTTGATAATATTTCATCAAAAACCAACAAGAGTTACAATGTTGGGTCATGGTGGTTGGAAAGATACTTTTCTAATCAAATCTACCAGGGACAATATAATGCACATACTCCAGCAAATGTAGATAATCTTAAAATTAAAAATAAAGTTTACAATAATATTCTTAAGATTAAAGATGAGTATGTAGAAAAGTTTGAAAATAAGAGAATAGATTTAGGAATTGATGAAGATACATTGGGAGTTCAGATAAGAGGCACTGATAAAAAAGAAGAACTTCCAGAGATAAAAATTGAAAGTATCTTTAACCTAATTGATTCTAATGATAAAGAAAGGATATTTGTAGCAACAGACGACAAATATTACTTGGATTGTTTGTTGAATAGATATGGTAGTAGAATCATTTATGATGACACTCTTCAAATTAGTAGTGGGTCTCAATCAATTCATCACAACTGCTCAAATCGCTCTCAAGTAAATGAAGAAGTATTATCTAGCGTTTATTTACTTTCAAAGTGTAGTCACTTTCTGTATAGTTTTTCGAACGTTAGTTTACTGGCATTGATACTTGGAATAAATGATTTTCAATTCATAGATTACCTAAACAAATGATTAGTATTGTAACTGGTACATTAAATCGTGTTGGAATGCTCCCTAACCTGATTAAAAATACTGTCCTTGCAGACGATAGAATAGAACTTGTATTAGTTGATGGTGGGAGCAACGACGGCACTGTAGATTACATTAAGCAAGTCAATCATCCTCAAATTAAACTGATTGAGATTGGTGGTAGAAGTTCTTATCCACATTTCATGAATATTGGTATTCGTGAATCAACTCACGAAATAGTGTGCCAGTGGAATGATGATGTTATCTTATGTAATGATTGGTCTGAAGTTATTATTGAAACTCAATCTAATCATGACTTCTATCTTTTTAATTGGAAGTATGGATCTTTTGATGAAACTAAAAATCCAGATTGGTTGAATGGTATGGACCATACATCTGGGTGGTGTTTATGTAATGTTGCAGATTCTGGTGGAGAGATTGTGATGAATTATGGATTATATCGTAAGAAGATATTCAGAGAAATTGGAATGTATAATCCTGAATATCAGTATTATTGTGCAGATGGTGATATGTCCTATCGTGCATATTCTTTTGGATATAAAGTTAAAGACCTGAGACATATCAAGGTATGCTCTCTTCCCACAAGTAAGGTTGCAACTTCTCATCCGGGAGACCATTCGATATATCATAAAAATATGGATATGTATCGAAAAAAAATCTTACCAGAAAGTCTTCAATATCTTTGAATAATCATATCGCGGTGGTTAGATAATTGCTTATCATTTTCATCAAATGGTTCTCCAATAAAAGCAAAGTCATCTAACTTGCGATCTCTTTTAATTGGAGTTCCAATTCTCTCATAATTAAAATATTCGTCATGAAGAAATAAACTTGTAACTGCTTGAGGATAAATTACCTCCTGTAGAAATCTCTGGTCTACTGCTCGGTCTGATATCCAATGTGATGTGTTGATGTATTGTTGCATTTTTTCATCAATGTTTTGAATGAAACCAGATTTACAACCCCACATTCCAGCACTTATTTCCCAAGCATGTCCACCAGGATGGTCACGGATAATATGAAACTGTTTATCTGATGCCAACCATTCTTCTACAGCGACAACATCTCTTTCAAATAAACGAGAGTCACAGTCTCTGGAGATAAAACATTCAACGCCTTCTTCAGATGCTGGACTAAATCGCCACATTGCGTTAGAATGATTTTGATTATCTCTTTCTACGAGTTTCACATTATTGCCTTCTAATTCTTCTAATATATAAGAAGGCACTGAGTCATCATGATAAACTCTCATTTCCCATTCTGGGTAAAATTTATTCTTAATAAGAGAGTTTTTAATTGCTCCCATAGTGTATTTTGGGTTATCGCCCCATAAAGAAAAAGATATAACTTTCATATTCACATCAATTCTTTATTATATATGACTGAGAAAAAACAGTATAACTTAGTTGGTGGTGGTTTCAATAACTATAATAATGGAAACAACGCATCTTCCATTCATAGGCAGGGATCAAAGTTTATAGAATGGGTAGATTCTGGAGCAGAAGAAACTTTCTATGTAGACCGATACATTGGTCTTGCCTTTGATGATGATTATAGTAAAAAGAAGTATGCTTGGTTACTAGAATCTGCAAATATTTGTCCAGATGTATTAGAAGATGTGAAGAGGAATTATCTTCATTATGTTAGAGTTTATGATGCAATTTTTACTCATCACCAAGACTTAGTTAAATTGCATTCTAAGTTTAAGTTTGCTCCTTTATATGGGAGTTGGATTACTGACCCAAAACTTTATGATAAGAGTAAATTAGTCTCTATGATTTGTTCTAACAAAGTAATGTGTGAAGGGCATCAATACCGTTTATCTTGGGCGCAGAAACTTCAAGGAAAAGTTGATTTTTATGGGAGAGGATTTAATGAGATTCAATCCAAAGAAGAGGGTCTAGCAGATTATATGTTTTCAGTTGCTATTGAAAACGCTTCTTATGAATCTTACTTTACTGAAAAGATTCAAGACTGTTTTTCTACAGGAACCATACCAATTTACTATGGGTCTCCTGATATTGGAAAGTTTTTTAATCCTGAAGGAATTATTACACTTACTGATGATTTTGATGTCTCTCAATTGACTCCAGACCTTTATTATGATAAACTGGATGTAGTAAAAGAAAATTTAGAGAGAGTCAAAGATTTTCTAATCAACGAAGATTACATTTACAAAACTTACTTACAAGAATTATGATTTTAAGTTTTACTAATATTGTAAAAAAATACAATATGAATATCAAAGGAATTATTCATATTGGTGCTCATCAAGGTTGGGAGGTTGATGAATATATTGATAATGGAATTCAAGATATTGTTATGTTTGAACCTGTAAGTGAGAATTTTACAATTCTTGAAGAAAAACTTCAGGATGCAAATGCTAATATTTCTGCCTATCAAGTTGCTCTTGGTAATGAAGAAAAAAATGTTACAATGTATTTGAGTGATAATGGTCTTCTCAGCAGTTCTGTTTTAAAACCAAAAGTTCATCTTCAACTTCATCCGACTGTTGGATTTCCTACAACAGAAGAAGTTGAAATGAAAAGACTGGATAGTTTTGCTGAAGAGACTCAAAACTTCAACTTTATCAATATGGATGTGCAAGGATATGAACTTGAAGTCCTTAAGGGTGGTGCAGAAACCCTGAAGCATATTGATTATGTTTATTGTGAAATTAATCGTGATGAACTATATGAAGGAAATGCTTTTGTAGAAGACCTTGATAAGTTTCTTGCAGACTATAATATGGAAAGAGTAGAAACTGATTGGGCAGGAACTCTTTGGGGAGACGCTCTTTATGTGAGGAAGTGAAATGACAATAAGTTATAATCGTCTTGGGTCAAATGGGCGTCTTGGAAATCAAATGTTTCAGTATGCTGCTCTTCGTGGTATTGCAGCAAATCGTGGATTTGATTGGTTGATTCCCCCTCCAGACAGTTACGGAGATTCAAACTATGGATTGTTTGATTGCTTCAAGATGTCTTCGGTCAAGGAAGAAAACTTTGGATATTTAAATGCCCAAAGTATTTCTTCTAATCAGTTTCATTTTTCAAAAGAATTCTTTGATAGTTGCCCAGACAATGTAAATCTTCATGATTACTTTACTACGGAGAAGTATTTTGAGAATGTGAAGAATATTATTCGTGAGGACTTTACTTTTAAGGATGAAATCTTAGAACCTTGTAAGGAGATTATAGACCAACTGGATAATCCTATCTTTATGCATTTGCGTAGAGGTGATTATGTAGTCAATCCAAGTGCTCATCCAATCTGCCCTATTGAATACTATGAAGAAGCACTAACACATTTTGATGAAGACAAACCTGTTATTGTCTTCTCTGATGATATTGGATGGTGTAGAGAGCAACCTTTTTTTGAAAGTGATAGGTTTATGCTCTCTGAATTTGATGAGAAGTATGCACAAACTTGCGATACCCTCCAAGGAAGACAACAAGCATTGATTCCTTATTTTGACTTGTGTATGATGACTCTCTGCACAGGAGGAATTATTGCTAATAGCACTATGAGTTGGTGGGGTGCTTGGTTGATGCAAAACAGGACACAACCAATCATTTATCCTACACAATGGTTTGGTAGTTACTACGACCATTACATTATGGATGATTTGTGCCCACAAGATTGGTTTGGAGTTGGAATATGAATAATCTTACATTCTTAATGCCTTGTCGGATTGAGAGTGAAGACCGACTTAAAAATGTGATTACATCCATTAGTTACATCACTCATCATTTTCCACAGTCTCCAATTATCATCAAGGAAAATGATACGCAGTCAGTCTTTCAAGATAAAGCACTTTCAGTCATTCAAAATATCTTTGGTGATATTCCAACAAATCTATATCATATTTTTGAGCAATCAAACAATCAATTCTTTTATAAGACTCGTATTCTAAACGATCTTCTTCTAGCATCAAAAACAGAAGT